TAGGATTATCTTTCCAAAACTTTTTAAGTCTATCTTCTACTTGATCGTATTCGTCTTGCCATGCCATTAGTCGTTCTCCTCCTCATTCATGTCTTGTACTTTATCTATGTGGTATTCTACCCACACTTTTGTTTTTTTACCAACGCTATATTGTTTAAGAAGATCAGTAATACTTTGTTCCATGTGATTAAATATTGTATCAAATACTTCTTCTGCTTCTTTTAAATTACTAGCAGTAATTATATAATCACGTGTACTGTGATCAGTAAACATTACTTTTACATCACGATCCATTGGATCAGGTGCGCTCATTCTTGTTCTCCTATAGCTATAGCAGTATTCATCATCTCGTTGTAGTCAGTTACAAACTTTGTTGTTAAATCTTCTACTTTTTTTGGATTAGTTTTATTAAGTTTAATAGATGTTTGTGACACTTCTTGCCCACCGCATGCGTTAGCCATAGCTATCGCCCACTTCTTCATCTCCTTTTGACTTGTAAATAGATTCATAACTTAGTCGCCGCCGCGTTCTGATCTAACAAATACATAATGTATAACGTTATTCCAGTTCTCAAAATGGTGTATGTATAAACCATTCTTGCGCAACCAGTCACGTAACTCTCCTGTGCTGTCTATGTACTTAGGATTGTTCTTGTGTATTACAACAAATCCTCTACCAGTTTCACCAACTGATTGTACAAGTTCTGACAACATAAAGTTATCATCAAACGTAGTATTAATTGCAGTCATTACTACCTCCCAATATTAAGTATATAGCATAAATCCAGAATCGTAAAGAATTTACAGAAAAACACCAGATCGAAGTTATGATCTGGTGTCAAGGATCAGAGTAAAGGAGGAAACCTCTGACCAATGAAGTGACTTGACAATAATTATAGCATGCAGTAATCTGTGGAGATAGTTATCTTACGTGTCATAACGTTAGACAACTCCTTCCACAAGCAATAAAGCGGACCTGTGAGTCCGCTTTGCTTTTGCAGTACCTTGCTATGGCACCGTAGTGATTACATAATTACTATACTATCTCTTTATTATTGTGTCCATTCTGATCTACAACCATAGTCATTACACCTTGTTTAGTTTTTTTACCTGCTTGCTGCTCAAACCATGTTGACTCGTCTAAGCTAGGTACCTGGATCCAGGTGCGTCCATCATGCAATTCACGGTGATGATGGTAATGACCTGTCACAAGAATGTCACTAGATCCTGCATGGAATCCGCCAAATGTCTGATTCTTCCACCAGTTCATTAGTTTATTCTCTACTGATCCACCATAACCTGCAAGATGTCCATGAGTAAAGCTCATGTTTGTGCCACATACATTAAGTGATAAGTGTGGTTCATCTGGTATAACAAACTTTATGTGTTTGTATTGTGGTTTGTCTGCAAATATTTCTGCAATCTGTTCAAACACTTCTATGTCATAGTTGTCCATCTCACCTGTTGGTGCTATGTTCTTTGCAATTCTTTTAGTTCCATGATTACCTGGTACTGCACCTACTACAACTACATCAAAGTCTCTTGACCATTCAACTAATGCTTTAGCAATTAATCTTCTAGCTAACTTCATCTGATTACGATAGTCAAGCTCTACGCCGTTAGGTCCCATTGCTTGTGGGTAAAATCCTACACAGCCCTCGACAATATCACCTAATCCCACGACTGTTAACTGATCTAGCTGCACTCCTGCTTTACGTAAAAAGTTATAACGATCACGTACTGTATCTATCTTTTCTAAAAATCTATTTACAATAGCTTCGGTACCACCACCATCACGCTTGCCTAACTGTAGATCAGATATAGCAACAAAGAAACTAGCTTGTGGTTTTGTTACTTTAGGTTTAGCTTTACGCTTGTATGTCTGAATCCATTTGGATATACGATCATAATCTTGTTTATCTAGTGCATGTTCTTTGTATACAATCTGTGCTTTGTATGCCCATGCTTGTTGCACGTCTCCTTTTCCCAAATTCATATCCCACGTGCTTACACGAATAGTGTCATTTAGAATAGAATACTTGTCAGGATCGAATCCCCACGATCTAAGAAGGTCATTAAACTCTGGACTAGCATTGTCCATAGCTCTTGTTGTAATAGTTCCTGTCTTAGTTTTGTAGTTAAATTCTACGCCAGGTTCCCAACCATTGGGGTGACTCGGTGTATCTTTAACTTCGTTGTGTGCTACGTCCTGTTGGGTTGCAGTAAGTTTACTTACCTGCGAGTTGTTTTTTTGCATACTCTTTTAGTACAACTATTACTGATCCACCACCTGCAATTGCTGCAGCTTGTATCGCTGTAATGTCTAAGTCGAGTGCAGGACCTACAAGTAAAGCAGAACCAAATGCTTCAATGAATGTCCATACAACTTTTTCGATAAGTGCTTTGAGTTCATCACTCATATTATCTCCAGTCTATATTATCGGTCTTCCCTGTAGTTTCGCGTCAATTCGTGTCACTTTTTCGTGAATAGAATCTAACGTTTTACTATCGGAACTTTGTTCTGGTGCGGCAGCACCATCTAAATTTATCTTGCTTACTTCTAATGTAACTGGTTTACCTTGTAGTAATACTTTTGCAACCTTTGCATACATATTCTGATACGCTATGCGTGACTGTCCTATCATACCGTCTTTACCTAGATCTAAATCTTGTTGTGTGTTACCTGTCAGAATGCAACCGCTCGTGTGTTCGTCAGTATTCCCACTGTGAATAAGTATATACTGAAATCCAGGCACATTTTGTAGTTCCAACATGCCGTAGTGTGCGTTCTTATATCTTGCACTATATTTCTGATGGAATCCACCTACTTTTCTAAACTTTATATCGTATGTACCTTCAGGTATGCAGGTTTCGTGCATTACTTTTACTGCTTGATATTGATCTTCAAGTGTATAACACTCAAACTTACCGTCAATGTACATAAGACCATTAGTGGCGTCTATGCCAAACTGTGTACGAACAACTTGTATTTTCATTATTCTCCCTGTTTACTTAACCTTAGTATAGTCTTTGCATTGGGGATTTGTACAGTATAGTTTACTGTTTTTAACAAGAAGATGTTGTCCGCATTTAGGACAAGATACTTTCGTATGATCCTACCTGCTAGCTGCCCACATGTTGTCCACCATATTAGGATATTTACGACCATTAGCTTTAGCTCTAGCTTTTGCCTTTGCTTTTTGCGCAGGTGTCAGCTTCTTTGATTTGCCTAAACCTTTTGGTCTTGGTTTATCCCAGATTGGTTTTTGTTTTTTTGCCATTCTTTCCTACCATTTATGTTTGCAAGCCCAATATCCTGCAGTAAATTTATCTTTCTTTGCACTGCAGTTATGTCTTGCATGAAACGCTTGGTTTCTTTTAGTTCCTTTAGGACTACCTTTTTTTCCTGCTTGTCCAAATCTTACTAGCTTAACCTTATTGCCTTTTTTTGCTAAGACAACATGAGATTTACCGCCAGAGACTTGCGCTTTAGGTTTATTATAACCAGAAAATGTTTGTCCTCTGTACTTAATAGTCATGACTACTTAGTCATTTTTTTCTTACGCTTAGAAGAATATCTTTTTTTCTTCCCTGCTTTTGTGTAAGGCATTACCTACTCGCTCTCTGTGATGATTTGTCATCACTATCTTTACGTAATCCTATAGTCAATAACCATAAGATTGTACTTAATATTATAGCAACACCAACTATGTCTTTAGCTGTGCCAGTCAAAGTTAGCCATGCTATAAAAAAACCTAGCAAAGTAAACGTTTGTGCTATCGTTTCCCTTAGCATTTCATATAACCAATTAAATAATTTTTTTATGTACTTCATACTCTACGTCTTATTCTAACTGGTACGACTTGCACACTAGCCACAATTTGCGAAGCTATGATCACTGGAACTACAACTTCCTGTGCTTTTTCTTTTTGCGTAGAGGTCATTGTGTCACCTAATGTTGTAAGATCTATTGCAGCTATATCTATATCTGTAAATGCACCGACAGGATCTGCTAAAAACTCTTCTGTTTGTATCTCTGTTACAACGTCCGCAAGGTTGTAATCTTCTACATCAGCGTTTTCTACTGCACGTTCTACATATTCTTCTACAGCTTCTGCAACAGCTTCGTCTTCTTTAACTGCTTCAGCTATGATCTGTACGTCTTCTGGTTCTTCTAAGTTAAGTACTTCTTGTACAACTTCTACTTGTTCTTCTGTTAATACTTCTTCTGTAGCTATAGTTATAACTTCTTCTATAACTTCGCTTACAACTTCAAGTACATCTTCGCTAACTTCTGTAAGATTTTCCACTCCGACATCAGCAACTTCAGCAAGTACTTCGATAACCTGCTCTGTTTCAAGTTCTTCTACCTCTACTTCCTTAATGTCTTCTACAATGTCTTCTACTTCTGCAACCTCTACAGCTATTTCTTCTTCAGTAAGTTCTACAGGATCTTGTACAGGTTCTTGTTCAAGTTCTTCTGGCTCTTCTTCTGGTTCCAGTATGATCTCTTTTGTCTCTTCAATTTCTTCCTCCTCTTTTATTTCTTCTTCTTTATTATCTTCGTCTTTGACATCTTCCTCTTGAACTCCCTCTTCTCTGATGTCGTCATCTCCTGATATCTCTTGATCCAACTCATCTTCTATAATTTCTTCTTCAGGTAGCTCAACAGGTTCTTTGTCTTCATCATCAACGACCACTTCAGGTACCACAACATCATCATCAGAAATGACTTCTTCGGTATCTGGTTGTTCTTTTTCATCTTCTTCTATTATAACTTCTTCTTCTTTTTCTTCTACAACTTCTTCCTCTTCTTCTGGTATGTCACAATCACCACGTTCTATTTGTGCGTCTGTCATGTAACAACCATACTTATCTTCATTAGCTTTACGTTGATTATCACGATCTACAGTTCCATCTTCTACTTCTGTTTCAGTATATTCTGATGTGCTACCATCTTCGTTCACTACTACATACAACGTAGTAGTTGTTGTAGGTGGCGGTGGTGGAGGAGGTGGTGGTTCTGTTGTAGTTGTAGTACTGCTAGTAGTTGTAGTTTCTTCTTCTACTACTTCTTCTTGTGCTGCAGCTTCTGTAGTTGGAGGTAATGTGCTGCTTGTTGTTGTAGTAGTTGATGTGTCATTACATGTTGTAGTAGGTTCAGACCAATTTTCTACACCTACAAAAGGTTCCTGGTTAGGTATATCTATTGCCATCTGTGCTGTTAGTGTGCTAAAACTATTGTCAGTATCATTGTCTGATCTAATCTTTGTCCTAAAATTACCGTAGGGATTAGCAAAATATGTTTGTAGATCAGATAAAGAAAACGTGTGATAGTTCCATTGCAGGTTACCTGTGTGTCCAAATGATGTTGATACACAAAAACTATCTGTAGATACATCATTATTAATATCAAAAAATATAGTGTATTTTTCTGGCGGACTATCTTCCCAACCATCTGATGTATATATACCTATAGTAATATCACCAGTTGTTGTGTCTATCGCAATAGATTGATTATATGGTGGTTGCGTAGGTACATGATCTGCAAGCACAGGAAAAGGAATTACTAAGAACGCAACAATACATAGGCGAACAAGTGTATTAAATTTATGTAGCACGAAACTTACTTAGTTCCGCAACAACCACCACCGCAGCAAGGATCTGCCATTATATTTCTCTCCCATTCATGTCGTTATGTGTCTTACTATCTAAGATACCGAATGCCTGGTTGACTTCTTCAAATGTAAGTTTGCCATCATTAAGATATTTTCTAGCAAGGATCTCTAGGACATTAGCTACGCCTAGTAGTCCTGCAAGTAATGATGACTGTAT